AGTAAATCTTGGTCAATACACTAATAAAAACGACCAAATGTTTGATAATAGAAAAATTTATGAGAACAAAACCTATAATGATGTGGTATTATTAGATGAATATATGGTAGATATATATACAAAGGATAACAGGGTAGCACAGATTACAATGAATGACCCTGTATTAAAATATCAAAATGATTTGCGTGAAGCTACATTTAAAAGACAACAAGCTGAACGTGAACTAAAAAGATTACGAGGTTTTTAACATGGCAGAAAGTTTTATGAGTAGCATAATACCTGAAGAAAAAGGTCCAACTATATTAAGTAAGAATATAAAAAGTGGAACAAAGAAAAAAGAAAATACAACAGAAAAAGATTTGTCTGTTTACGTAAATCACATAAAAAAATTAGAAGGTAAAAAATTAACTGCTTATAAACCTGTAGATACAGAAGAACATTATACTGTTGGTTATGGACATTATGGACCTGATGTTAAAAAAGGAATGACAATAACTAATGAACAAGCAGAGAATTATCTTAAAGAAGATATTCAAGAACGATTAGTTGCAATAAAAAAAGCTATACCTAATTTTGACAATATGCCTATAGATACTAAAAAACATCTTTTAGATTCTTGGTTTAGAGGGGGATTGTCTGGCAGTCCTAAAACTATTGATTTAATTAATCAAGAAAATTATGCAGAAGCAAGTACAGAATTTCTTGATAATAATGAATATAGAAACACTAAATTAACTGGTGTAAAAAAACGGATGGAAGCTACTTCAGAAGCTATAGCTAGATTAGCAATATAAGGAGAACAACATGGATATAGTAGAAACATTAAAAAAATATGCAGTATTAGTTGGGATAGTATCTACGTTAGGTGGTGGGTTCTATGCTTGGGGTGTATTTAATAATAGACTTGATGAGCTTGAACAATCTACTAGCACTAAAAAAATAAAAGACCTAAGTAAACAGGTAAACATACAGGACAAAAGACTTGAAGTTCTTGAAACTAGATTTAATGAATTTAAAATCACAGTACAAAATCCATTAAAATATTAAGGAGGACACATGAGTTTAGATAAAGATAAAATCAAAGAAGAACTGAAAGAATTTTCTGAAGATGCTGCTGAAGTTATTGGAGATGCACTTAAAAAACATTTTTGGAAATCAGCTAAAGCTGCTTGGAAAAATTTTTCTATTGTTCAAAAACTATATGTTGCTGGTGCGTTTTTTATATATTCGTATTTACTATATTGGATTTAAACCAATCTTTTAATCCAGTTACCATCATCATCTAATACCATTGGAAGTAGTCGTGGGATGCCATCTAATATAATGCCACACCCAAGTATGAATCTAGTTTTAAAATTTTTTGCATAAGCAAATGCTAAAGACTTTTGATTTATAAGGCATCCTACATTCATTCCAAAAAATAAATTATCAGGATTAGCCCACCAAGATACAATAAACTTAGTATGGTAATGACCTTGGACACAGTTCATACCCATAGTTTGTGATACCTTTAATACATCTGCTGCCTTGCCATGTGTAAACAAACATCTTCTACCATTTGATAAAGTAATAACTAGGTCGTCAACCCATTCCCATTTTTTTGTACCAAGAAAATCTCCATAAGATTTAAGGAACTGTCTGCTCATACCATTTTTTAATGCTCTACGAAATACCATAGATGAATGATTAGATTCTACTTCGATAACTTTTGGAAACACAGATTCAAGTTCTTTGATATACTCACGAGCTAGGGTTAGCTCATCCCCTGGAGATGGTAAGTCAGGGTCATGGTCGTGCATATTAATAGCATGAAAATCTAACAAGTCGCCAATGTTAATTATATTGTCTGGTTTAAATTCTTTTTTGACTGCAGATAAAAAAGCAAACGAATCTTTGTGGTGATAAGGTATGTGTAAGTCGCTGATAACTAAGACTTTTTTATTCACAATAATACTTTACACAAGTTATCCACACTAATCAACAGACTTGTGTGGTGGATTTAATTTTTCAAACAAAGTTAGCAATCTTCTTTGAAGTAAGTTTTTAAACTTTTCTTCTGTTAAATCAAATAATTCTTTATCATTTAATTTTGCATGACATATATTTTCTGATGCTACAGTAAACATAATATCTTTTGCAACTTCATTTACAAAATTTGTTATCATTATTCTCCTCCGTATTCACTATACTGTTCTCGGAAAAATGGTAAAGGTGCATCTTGTGGTCGCTTACCGTCCATGTAATCTTGTCCATGTCCATATCCTAAATTGTATGCGAAAACGAATAATTGTTCAAGTTGATTTAATTGACTATCAGTTAGTTTGTGTGTTGCTGAAAACTTGTCAGCATTGTTAAACATATAGCCAACGTACTCGCCAACAGAATTAAAATCAGTTGCTTTCAACATAACATCTTGCCCATCTTCTGTTAATATATTTATAAAATTACGCATAATACCTCCTTGATTTTTTTTTATTTAAATGTAATAATAGAACAGGTTGTTGAGTTTGATTAAACATTGGTTTGGTAACGTAGAAAGCTAAGAGATTAGCACTAGAACTCAACACTTTTCTCCTTGAAATAATCACAAAAAGAATTTACTCTGCAATAGTGTTGACACCTTACATCCTCTCCTGCTCTAAAAACTACAGTACATCCTTTGCCTTCTACTAATTTTTTATCTTTTAAATATTGTTTAACTTGGTCTTTGTTATCTAATACACGAAGAGCAGTTTTTCTACCATCTTTCATAATGGCATACTTATCATCCTTTCTCCATCTTTCTTTAGCAGTACAAACATCTAATTCTTCTGTAGATCCAACAAGACTTGCTTCCTGATGTGCTTTGATCCTAGCTAATACATAATTGTCTTGTTCTTCTTCTGACCATTTGCGTATTGGTATCATGACAACTTGTTTCTTTGGATAGTTATCTGATGTCATAGTTTTTAATTTAGACCAATCTCTAAGTATAGCCATAATAGATAACGATTTAATTTTAAGTTGTTTACCACGTTTGTTTTTCATAGGAGTATCTGTATGCCTAGATAAGTAATCTAAAACATTTAATTGTTGTTCCCATTCTGATTTACCATTCTGCATTGCATCCAAAGCTGACCATGCAGATGTAACTTTAAAATCTATAAGTTCTCCTTTAGCTGTAAGCAGATCAAACTGTCCAGATAATGTCCATCCATTTACCTCATGAAATAATCTAAGTTCAGATATATCTTCATCAGTTACTGCTCGTTCAATAACAGAGTGGACACTACTACCAAGCAATGCAAAAATCTTATCTGAAACATCTTCTTCTATTTCATCCCAATGTTTTTCTTCAAGCACTTTTATACGAGGTGGTGCAATCAAGCGAGTTGTGGATATGTCGCTACCTGACCCATCATAAGGGTCGTTTAGCACAGCTCGTTTGATTACACTGGGTAAATTAGATTTGTTTGTTAGTTTCATATTTAAAAAGGAACATCATCTGTGCCAAGCTCAACACCATTGTTCCCATCTCCCATGTCAATGTCGTTGCCTTCTAATTCTTTACAACGCATAACCATTCTTCTTATGCCATCTGACAATTGATTAAATGCTTCCTTGTTGCCTTGCTGATATTCATCAACAGAAAAAACAAGAGCATCATTGTATTGTTCTGGCATATCATCTCCTTTAGCTAGTGGCATAATGCCAGAGATTTTTGATTTACCATTGTTGCCTTCTAATACATTAAGCATACAGGCAACTCCTTTTAAATTAGAAATGTCAAACCCTTGCTTTTCAGTTTCAGTAAAAGCTCTACCTCTCCAAGAAGTCAAATCTGCCCCCAAGTTAGACTTCTCGTGAAGAGATAGAGTATAGAATTTACTAATTGTCATTGGCTCTCCATTCATATTGTCTTGACTAGGTATCTCCCAGATCAACATGACCTGTCTTTTCCATGATACCTCGCCACTAAATTCTTGTCGCTGTGTGCCAAGATCTATAATCTTTACACATCTAGCTTTGTGAACTCCTGCTGGTACTTGGGCATATCCCCCACTACCATCATTCGTTGTTGCTACTATTCCCATAATTAAAATCTCCTTTCTAATCAGTTTACAAGAGTTAATTTACCCTGTCAAGAATTAATTGACAAGAGTTAATAATAGTTTAACTTATCTTATTATGGATAATGTAATTGAGATTAAATATAAACTAGCGACCAAAAGAAAGATTGAAGTTGTAAACAAATATGGTGGGAAAAGACTGAGTGAGATATTAAAGATCAGTCACCCTGCTATATCTAAATGGAAAGTAATTCCACCTTATAGAGCATATCAGATAGCTCAGCTTGGGGATTTTGATATGCAATACATAAGGCCCGACCTAGATTTATCTGTTAATTTATAGTATAGCACAGCTATGCGACACCATTGCGACACCATTGCGACAGCATAGCATCGTGCTA